GGTTCCAACAGCGGGCGAATCGAGTAATAGCGATAGCAGCAGTACGTTTCCACTTGTCCCTGAACCACTTGACGATGGGATTGGGTTTGATTTCTGTCACATCAATATAATCGGGCGTCCTGCGTCTCCACCAGCACCTTTCAGTGCTCGGAGCCTGTTCCCTAATGAGTAAACTTATGATTTGCATAGCGTTATTTGAACAGTCCCGTGATACTCTCGTTGTTGTGTGTCCCGTGAATGGCTTTGGCAAACACTTCGGATACGTCAATGACGCTGCCCCATTCGTTTCCTCGCCACCCCTCGGTAATGGTACTGGAGCAATAGAAATGGTCCAGAAGCTTATCCTTATAAGCTTGCTTAAGGCGTTGCTTGCCCACAGTCGTAACGCACCCGTGAGTCACAGCGGCGTACACTTCACTCGCTCCATTGGTTCGGCATTCCTTGGCCGCAGCCACGATGGTTCCCGCAGACTCCGTAAGGTCGTCCAGCACGAGCACCCGCTTGTCTTTCACATCACCAACAAACTGTGCGACTTCAACTGTGGTGTCATCCTTACGCTTCTTGACGATGAAAGCAAAGTCCAGTTTGGCTTTCTCTGAGAATTCGACTGCCTTCTTGATGGCACCCACGTCGGGAGCAACCACAACTTGGATATTCTTATCCTTCAATGCCTCAGTCAGAGTCGGCTGAAAGTACAAGTGGTCCACAGGTAGATTGGTAAAGCCCTGAATCTGTTGGGCATGAAGGTCCATTGTAATGACACGTTGAATGCCCGCCGTGGCGAGCAAGTCCATTACCACCTTGGCAGAGATAGGCACCCGAGGCTTATCCTTGCGGTCTTGGCGGGAGTAGCCGAAGTAGGGGATGACGGCAGTAATGCGGTCAGCAGAGGCTCGGCGGGCGGCATCAGCCATGATGATAAGCTGCATCAAGTTGTCATTCGCAGGCTTCGAGATAGCTTGTAGCAAGAAAACATCGGCTCCCCGCACGTTCTCTTTGAGTTGGCAGTACCACTCACCCGAGGGGAATGCGTGATGATAGATGTCGCCTAACTTAATCCCCAAGTCCCGCTTGCAGACTTCACTGGCTAGATTAACACTGGCAGCACCCGCAAACAAAATGCATTGGCGGTCTTTCATTGTTACCTATTATACTCCATCTCTGGCTTTTGTCAACTTGAGAAATTCTTCGGGAGACCAAGGCGGCTCATGACCTACCTTGTCCACACACTCTTGGCAGACGTAGATGCCTCGTTCATGGTCATACACAGGAAACCACGTCTCTTGGAAACAGGTACTACATCTGAATGGTGTCTCGTCAATCATCTTTTTTGGAGTTTTTTCCTTGGAGTTTAATACTTATTGTATATGGGTAGAAGATTGAAATACAAAACATATGACGAACAACTTAATGCTAAAAGACGTTGGCGACGAGAATGGTACGCCCGAAACCGAAAGACCGAATGCGACAAGTATATGCGAAAGTACTACGCAAGAAAAGGAACTGCCGAGAAAGTTTTGCCATAAGTGTAGGCAAACTAAACCAACAACAGAGTTTTTTAGACGCCAGCCTCCCCGCACTGGGTATCAGTCTCAATGCAAACAATGTAGGAAATCGGCACAACGTAATAAATACAAGACCGACCCCGAATGGCGCAGGCATAACATAGACCGAACAATCCAATACCGAAAAAACAATAGCGAGAAGGCAAAACAATGGAATAGGAAGACCTACTTGAAAACTCGGTATGGTATTGGATTGACCGAGTTTAGTAATATGATAGAGCGACAAAATCATAGGTGTGCTGTTTGTCAGGACATATTCACCGATGGCAATGATGCGTGCGTGGACCACAATCACCAAACAGGAAAAATGAGGCAGTTGCTATGTTCATTTTGTAATAGTGGATTGGGATATTTCCGAGACAATCCACAAATCTTGTTGGAAGCAACGGCTTATTTGGAAAGGCACAGCGGGGCATACGCCCACAGCGGGACTGTTCTTGCCGATGATTAAAGGTCCAGTAGTATTCATTGTAGTAACGCTCTGTAGAACCGCATTGGGGAGTTAGTTGTGGAGTCAACGTAGGAGAAGTTTCCATACGCATCTGCTGTGACGTTTGTGGCCAATACATTCCACGGTTGTCCGAAGTTCTTTTGATAGAGAATGGTTGTCAGCGTAGAAGGACACACCTTAGCCTGTAATTGGATTTTTCCCGGGCCGAATATGTTGATGGAGAGAGCTACATTGGTCGGAGGCGAGGGTGGCAGAGGCATTGGCACAGTGTATTCCACTTCACCTGAGTAGTCGCTCTCCAAAGCATTAGTATCAATGGCAGTGGCGGCGAAGTAATACGTAACACCCGACACCAAGTTAGTCACCGTCGCATTGGTAACATTGCCTACGTCCATCATGTTAGTGTACGTGTGATACCAGTTAGTTCCGGGGATAAGGATAACACCGGGACAAGGAGGTTTATTAGTATCATAAACGTCACCCCGCCATCCAGCAACGGGCGGATTAGTTGAACCATAATAGATTCTGTAACCAGCAACAACGGTATTAGTTGTGCTCGGGCTTGGGCACCATGCCAAGACCACAGTTGTCTTGAGAGGCTTCGGGAGACAGTCAGACAAGATGTTAGTTGTTCCCATAGCAAGAAACGCAGTTGAGAAATCTGCTCCCGAGTCATTCGTAACGGTAACTGAATATACCCCTGCCTCTTGGAGATTAGAAATGGTATAGGTATTGGTGCCCACCGTTGTAACCCCACTCGGGGTTCTCCATATGTAGGTCAGTCCCGCTCCCGTGGCAGTTACACTCAAGGTCTTAGTCTGCCCTTGGATGCCAAGGTCACTGGATAGACCGGACACAATCGCCGGGGCCAAAGTCTGGGAGAGGTCGTACACCGTAACATTGTCAAAGTCAACAGAGGATGCCCCATTACCTCCCCATGTAGTCAACGCAATCCCACCACCGTTCGTAAACGGGGAAGAAGTATCAGTATAGGAAAGCAGCAGAGTGTTGTTGAGATAAGCAGTCAAGACGTTATTGACGACGGATAGCTTGACGTTGTTGGTTGTAGTCCCCGGTGCCGCAATGGACATGCCAACGACTTCCGTTGAAGTGTTGAACCAATTGCTATACTTTTTGATGGCAAACCTTCCAGAGCTATAAATCCACGCCTGATAGCTTGCTCCATTGGTAGGATTGTATCTCAATCCCACCGCCCCGCCATATGAGGTAGCACCCAACTTGATGTCGGCTGAAACCGATATGTTTGTCCAATTGGTTCGTACATAAGCATATGCACCGTTGTTCTGGACAGCATTCAATCGCAGAATGCCCGTGGTAAACAAGTGCGAGCCTTGATAGAATGTCCACGGGGTAGCCGCACCACTATTGAAAGGGTCATAGAAGATGGGGCCAGCAAGAGTCGCCCTGAGTGCCGTTCGCTTCGGACTTAATGTCGGAGGCATCGGCGGAAAGTTTACTTGCGTCACCGAGGGCAGTGGCGGAATAGGAGTCAGATGTTGCGGACGCTTGGTAATGCAGCCCGTCAATACAACGGCCAACGTGAGTAAGAGAGATAGGTATTTCTTCATGCTTATAAATATTGGAGAAAGCCCGCATAGAGACGGCACTTCTCATTCCATTTGTTCTTCAACTTGCAAGCCGCTTGGTAGCGGGCAAGCGCAATCTTTCGGCTCCGAGGCGGCACCACAGGTCGCCATCCATAGCTCAGATGGTCGGCTATCTGCCACGCCCCGTACTTCTGACACCACTCTTCAACGTCTTCCTTGAGTTGCTCTTTGGTCGGCTCGACATCATATCGCCGCATAATGACAGCATCAGTCTGTCCCGAGGATTGCAACCAGAATTGATAGTAATAGCGTTTCTTCATATGTTTATGTGTGTTCTTGGAATCCAGCCTTGCCAATCCAACCCGCTCGCCCGTGCCCAACACGGTCAACCATTTCGCAGCGGTTGCCGCCCACGGTTGCGGACTTCTGCCGCCACGGCACCGCACCAGCCTCGGCGGGTACAATCGAATGCCATCCCATAGAGCACTTGCTGCCCTTGGACTTCTCACGTTGCGTCTTATAGTTCTCGCACTTGTGAAGCACATCAATCATGATTGGCTTCATGCGTTTCTTCGAGCGTCCGAATAGTAATGTGTATAGCGTTGCCATAATTATCCTAATGCCCAGTTGGTTAATCCTTGAAACATCTTGGGCTTGCGGCAAGGTTTCCAATTCTTTCCAGACCACTTAAACCACTTCACGTAATCAGCCAACGCATGAACCCCCTCGCCAATGCGTTCCATGACAAGATACTGATACAAACACTCATGCATGTTGCAACGGTTCTCTTTCACTGCTGTATAGGCTCGCAGCCAGCCATGATAATATCCGAAAGTGCGATTGAAATGCTTGGTCTTTATCTCGCCCCTTGGACCTTTGATTATTTCATCCACCACAATTGCGGTAAGGAACCAAATATGGTCCGGGTCATTTTTTATTGTCGCCATGTTTTTTCTTCGGTTGACCGTATTCGCACTCGTCACACACGCACATTGGCTCGCCACTAGGGACTTTCCACGCAAGGATAGTCCAATGCGATTGGGCTATATCCTTCGCATCAGCGAAGGTGGCCTTCTTACCGCATTCGTCGCATACGACATTCCATCTCATTCACCCATAGTATAACACACTCTCGGCAGTTGTCAAATTGAATTTTGCAGAATCCATTTGACAGGTGCGGGGTCATGGTGTATAATGCGGGCATGATGAAGTTCTTGAAGTGGATTGGCGAATGGCTATTCATCATCTTTGTACTGCTCCCGCTAATACTGATTTCTCTGTCTGTATGGAGAAAAGAAATGGAAGACGACCATGATTGACCTGAACAAAATCCGCACCATGAAAACCCTCGGAGCGATTCAGAAACCGCTCAAGGAATTCGTTAATTTCGACAAGCCCACCATGCTCTCGGTCTATGCCGAGGACTTTGGATGGGGAGAAGAGGACTACGAGGCTGACTTGGAGAAAGCTGCCTATATGCTTGAACAAGTGGAACGCCGAATGAAGAGCCTCGGTCATCATCTGGCTAAGGCGGGTAAGAATGTATCCCAATCACCTGACCCCGCAGTGCCGGAAACCGCTTCTGTAGCTTCTTAACTTCGGGACCATCTTTCTCTTCGGGAGAGACGAGACATCCCTCATAGATACCCTTGCTGTTCAGGTCATAATGAAATGACTTGTCGAAGATACCTTCCTTGCGTACACGATTGAGATACTTTCTTATCGTGTCCTCCGTGCCACTATGAGGCTTTACCAACCTGCCATCCCCAAAGGTACAAGCGAGAATGAAGTCTGACTTGGCTACAAGAGCATTGCGTGCATGGAATCCCTTGAGGACTGGAATCAATTCGGCTCCGTGGGCTTGGGCAATTACTATATCTGAAAGACTATTGACTCCTGCGTTCTGCTGGAATAGCTTGTGATAGTGATTGGCAGTCCCACCGGGGTTCTCATAGGCATCCTTATTTCCATTGTCATGGTATGAGCCATCTTCCCATGCGGCAGGCATGAAGAGTCGAAGACCGGGGGCTTTCTTATCCAGAAATAGGCGCACGGCAACATGGTCTGCCCATGCAGCCCCTCCCGAGACAAGGTGGGTGATAGGATAGTTGCTGTCGTTTATCTGCTCAAGCAGCCCCTCGGCAACAAGACACATTGCCTTGAAGTGATTGGTGGTCAAACGCTTCGCATCATCCTTGCGCCCCGCCGTTCCAACTATGGCGAGCGTGATTTCCATTTACATCATGGACTTGAGTATCCACGCCAGCAAGAGCGTTGCCCACGGGGTAACGATAGGCACAAATACTTCGGCAACCTTATCTGACATGGGACGTTCGTCCGTACTGTCAATTCTGGTCGTATGGGTGGAAGTGAAGAACCGCACGAACATGAACAACCCCGCAGCTTGGAGGATGCCGAATGCGTATTCCGTGTGGAACACGGGCACGACAAACCATGCCCACAGCTTGACTGCCACGAAGCCATAGGCAAAGATGCCATAGAGCCACAGAATGGAAGTCAGTGCGAGGGCACCGATTAGGATAAGAAATGCGGCACCAACGGATTTTTCAGAACTCATATGTTTGTGTTTGTTCAAAGTACGCATTCTATCTGCTTCTTGCTCGAAGACTGTAGGTATGCGTTCCATGTTAGAAGGACACCAGCGAGACGCCATTGCGGGCGAGGCGGGTCCGTAGGAAGGACTTGAACTGTCCATCCACCTTGGACAGCGGGGTAACGAGTTCGTATCCCTTCACATAGCGAGCATCAGCCTCGACTACCCGAAGGTAGCGGACTTTCATTTCGCCAGTGGTGGAATCAGGATATTCAAACTCCACGATAGGAGACTTCTCCACAGGAGTTGCGGTTGCGGTTGGTACAGTAGGTGTAGTAGATGGTGTTGTCATAATTACACGTATTTTATCAGACAGCCATTGTGATGTCAAGCAGATTTCCGCACAAAAGTCGGAATCGGATTCAGCTTGTGCCGACTGACAAGGTGCCGTTGGTTATAGATATTCAGCACGTCCTTCTGGCGGACAGACATTGTACTAATGGTACTTTCCAAGGGCCATCCATTGTTCTTCTCAAGGAACCCCATTGCCCATTCCAGTTCGTCGTAGGTCGCCCCCACTTGGGTCTCGTCCGTGCGAGTGTCGTTCCACAGCCCGTCAGTAGGCACAGCCTCGGATAGCTCGGGCAGCACGCCCAAGTCACGGCACATCTGACGCACTTCACTCTTCATCAGGTCAGCAATGGGAGATATGTCCACCCCACCGTCGCCGTACTTGGTGAAGAAACCTATGCCGAAGTCCTCCACCTTGTTTCCGGTGCCAACCACCAGACCACCAATAGGTGTAGCAATCTGATAGAGGGCAACCATGCGAAGGCGGCTCTTGGTATTGGCGTAGGCCAAATCATCAGCATGGTCGTACTTGGTCTCGTCGTAGAAAGCTTCAAAGGTCTCGGTCAAGTCAATCTTCTTGAAGACAACAATATCACCGAAGTTGTCTTGCAGCCAATCAATGTGCTTGCCTGCCGTGTTGGCGTGCTCTTCTTTGCTCTGGCAGGGCAGGACCACGCAATAGGTCGGCAGTCCCGTCATGGCACAGAGGGTTGATACTAGGGCGCTATCCACACCACCCGATACGCCAAGCACAAAGGCTTTGCGGTTGTTCTTTTCAGCGTAGTCTTTTAGCCACGCAACGATTTCATTTGCTAGTGTTTTCATATGTTTAGTGAACGTTTAGGTTCTTGGTTCTTTTGGTCACGCCGAATAGCTTCATGGTCGCATCCATATCGTCCACAGCATCCTCTTGCGTATCAAAATCTCTGGCACTCTTTATCATGGCATTGGCGAAGATGCCTACAGTGAACCACACGGGGCATTGCCAATCCCATTTGCCATCAAGCTTATGGGTGAAGCATTTGCGATAGCCGACAATCTTCGGGGCTTTCTTCTTCCGTATATTTACCCATCCACCAAAGACCTTGGGGCAATAGTAACTCGTTGGAGTAGCCATCTTATGCGTCATTTTACAATGACGACAATGAATAGTTTTAATTGTTTGTAAAGGTTTCATACTATTCCCAATTCACGTTTAGCTAACTCAATGGCTTCCGAATTGCCTGTGTGCTTACCGAGGTCATCTGACAATTTTATTACGTTTATTTCTCCATGCCCAAAGTTAGCAGTGACTAACTTGATGACCATGTTTAGAGGTTTGCACCCCACGTCGTTACTGAAATGAGTACCAATACCTCCGCAGGGTTGGGCAAATTGACGGAAATATCGGTCAATAGCAACATATTTGTCAGTATCCAGTGCATTGCTGAATACAAACCGTTTGTTAGATGACGCAATCCCAAGTTTCTTGTAGTGAGCCAGCATATCATTGCCCCACTTATACTCATCCCCGCTATCTTGACGGGCACCATCAAATAGTCGGGCTTCATAACTACCAAAGTCACGGAGGAATGCATCCGTTGTGAATGTGTCAGTAAGAGCTACCCCAACATTGCCCTCATAGTGTTTGCTCCAATGCTTCATCCACATTTTGTTTGCCATGCGAACGCCATACAAAGCAGAGATACCCATCGGACCCTGATGTGAATAAGTGCCATGCGAAATAATACCATACTTCATGGCAAGAAACATATTGCTTGTTCCAAGAAATCCCTTATAGTCCTTCATCATCTCAACTAATTTATCTTGGACTTCAAGTGAGAACCTACGCCGAGTCCCGAAGTCAATCCAGTGGCAACCCGTTTGACTCAACTTAGAAGCTTTCTCATAGATACGAGTTTTCCATTGGGAGTCTGTAGTCTGTCCCGTCAGGCGGAAATACAATTCCGAGATAACAGCCATCAAACATACTTCCCAGAAGATAGTACGATACCAATATCCGCTAATGTGGATTTTTAGAATGCCACCTTCTTGTGTAATAGTAACTTCGTGGGGGTCAAGTTGGTATGAAGAGAGCCATTCAATGTAGGTGCGCCGGAGAAATGGAATAGTGTGAAGCCACGCTTGTTCTTCCGCCGTAAGCCGAAGTTTGCTCAGATGAACAAGTTGTTCTCGCAATGCATCGGCAAACCCCACGGGGAAATCTGTCTTTCCTCGGTTGAAGAAATCAAATGCTACAACCGCTTCGGGGAAATCGTGGAATACCAATTGCCCCACCGTCAGCGTATAGAGGTCGTTATCCAGAATACTCGTTATAATCGGCAATTCAATTTTCATTGTAACCATTATACCCCACAATTATAAAATGTCAAGGGGCGTTTTTTGGAGTATAAACCATATCAGAAACGAGCGTTTTGTCACTATTCCATATTACAACTCGCATAATATAACCCGAAGAAAGAGACCCCGCAATTTTAGCTATATTCATATCCAATTTGCTTTTCCACGTCCATGTTGATTTGGTTTCTACTATTGTATTAGTACTTGGTATGTAGCAGTCGGGTAAATATCTACTGAATGAGCCAGACCAATTGTAATTTATTACCGGACGTTGAGTTCCTTTGATGACAATATCGGTCGGGGAAACAGAAGCAGATAGTAAATAATCCAGAGTCCAAGGCTCATATCCTTGGACCCACTCGGTTCTTCCATCGGGGAATGTATATGGTTTTCGTTTGTATTGGTTATTACCATTTTGTCGCAGCAGTCCATCATTATTCTTGCGTTTAGTTTCTGATATTTTTCTTCGTTTTTCGGGAGGACAAGGTATTTGATGTTTTCCTTTTCCCGTCGCACTTAGTTTGGCTCGGGTAGTGCTTGATGGAGATTTTCCAAATGACGGATTATTAGTACCGTTCTTAGCACAACTATTACATTTTGTTTGCTGTCGTAATTTGTTGATGCAGGCGGAATAAGACCAATAGGTCTGAGGGTTAGAACAGACGGGGCATTTTTTACACCATCTACCATCGGAGGATTGCCATATCAGTCCATTTAGGACCAATTCATTCTTTATACTTTTCATACTATCTGTGCCTTATAGGATGACGAACAATACTCTATACCATTGAACTATTAGTTGGCACAGATAGCTGGTATGTGGTGAGTATTGTTCGCCGAAATCCAATGTTATCTGTGCCAAGAATAAATATCATTGGGGCAACAAAAACAACCAACTATTTGTCAAATGGAAAGTTGCAATCGGTCAGCCAATCGCTTTGATAATGGGTCGTTCAAGGGCTTTCCCTTGTCCCTGTACCATCGGTTATTGCGAAACCACGGTTTGAAGTCCTTGCGGGTCAACCGTCTCCCGAGGCGCTTCTCGAAGCACCCGATACAAATAATGTCATTCCGCTTCTTGGATGGCATCACCGTAAGCCACAACCCATCCCGCACATAGAAGTCCTCGCCCTTGCTCCACGGATGACAGCGGCAGTCGGTACATCGGAGTTGCCGATGCACCCACGCCATTACTTTACGATGAACAGGTCCGTGTTTCATAATGTTATGCCCACTCCTTACTCCAGTCCCATAAAGTAGAAGGGTCATACATAACAGCGGTCTCAAACCCCGAAGAGACTTCACCATTTTCTACTAACATAGACATATTAGGTTTCATATTCTCATCCCAGTAAAACCCTACATCCGCCCATCCCAAATGGTCTCGGTCTTTGCTGCGAATATCAATTAACATGGGGTAACTCTTTCAGTAGTTTCAGACGTTGGGCCAGATACCAAAGACCGCCTTGTGCGACTGGTCTTTCGATGCGCTGGACCTTCATTATCTGTACTAGGCACCATACACGGCCTTCCTTAGAAAGGTGGGGTGCCACGGGTTTTGAACAGCAGTGCCATCCCGGGCGGAAAGCGTAGCCCTTAGTCCTATGGGCCTCAGCACGAAGCCACACGGCAGGAACAATGACTTGCTTCCTATTGATGAACAACGGGCCAAGAGTACCGTTTTTACGTTTACGGAATAGTTTGTATGCTAACATATTTCACACTATACCACACCACTATAAAAAGTCAAGTCCTTCATTTTAATGTTTCCGCAAGGATTTCATCAATCTTATGAAGTCGGGTGTATTTTATGCGGAATAGTTTTATACCCTTCTGCCGAGCATATCTTGTCTTGAGACGGTCTCTAAATCTGTTATCAATCAAATCGCTTTTAGTCATCGTATAACTTCTCGAAGCAATCACAGAAAAATGCTGTTCCCCATCGTATTCAATCAACATATTCTTGGAAGGAATATAGAAATCAAATTTTAATGTGTGCCCTGTCTTTGGGTTTTTACAATCAATAAATACTTTTTGGTGAGTGTATTTTATTCCGTTGATTGTCAACCACCGACTGATTTTCAACTCTCCCCTTGACGAATTACAATCGGGGCACCCCTTCCCTATTAAATGACAATAAGGACTTTGGAGAAAGTCGCCGTGGATTGGGCAAGTTATCGTTGTCTTGGCATCACAGTTAGTATAAACAGATTTAGAATAACTATACCTATTTCCGTGAACTTCATTTGCCTTATTGACGAATGCCGGTAAAGTTGAACTCCTTATCAATGCTCTTTTCAGAATGGAACATTGGAGGCAATTCTGTCCATGTAAGTGATTATCGGGTGTTTGATAGAAATCTCCGTGAATAGGGCAAGTAATAATGACATTTCGCCGTGCGCTTAAATATCTGACTTTAGAGTAATTATATTTGCTGCCGTGGACCTTGGCGGCTCTGGATAGAAACTTCTTTAGAGTTAATCTTGGTATCATACTATGCGTGCCTTAAAAATACAAATAGCACACCTTGGACTTTGAACTAATAGTTGGCACGCATAGTTGTCCGTAGAAGATATGCTATTTGTTAGATTAAACCGTGTATGCGTGCCATATATAAATATGAACACGCATACCAAAAGTCCTGATATTTCATCAGAACTTGAACTGACTTGTAGCGAGAGGCTGACTTGCCTTGCCAGTCCCGAGAGCGGAACTTGTTGAACTGATTGACTGACTCACAAACTCTGCGAGTTTAGCAATCCTGCCCGGGGTTGCACAACCTATTGAAACGTACTGGTCCGCTCCACAGTCATCTTTCACTGTTTGAAGGTATGTGTTTAGGTTGACATTATCGCCAGTGACTCCCACGAGAATGAGTAGAAGGCTTTCGAGGTTCTCGGCACGACGTACCGCTTGCAGGGTCTTCTTCACCTGAGTAGGGTCAGAGATGTTGCTGCAATTGTTTTCGCCGTCAGTCACCACGACCACGATGCCATTCACCAAGAAATCTTGGCTAGTAAGCTGTTTGCCGTAGGTGCCCGTGGCTTGGAGGGCTTCGTCCATTGCGTCAAACAACGCCGTACTGCCGCCGAGGGAACGAACCTTCTCCATGTCTTTCTTGAAGATAACGATGCCGCCGTGAGTGTCATTGCCCTCGCAAACGATGGTCTTGGGGACTTCCACTTGGCGGCATTCGATTTCCTCGGGCACCCAGAGACGCCCACGGCCAGCACGCCCAAGGCGTGACTCGTATTCAGTGCGGATGTAAGGCTCGGGAATGAGTCCCTCGTCAATCTTTTCGCAGTCGGCCTGATTGACCCACCACACTGCCAGCAAAGCTGTTTTAGTCATGCGAGTAATATAGCACAGGTGTATAAAAAGTCAAATGCTAAATTATCACGGGCTGCATTTCGTCCCGAAGAAGGTCGAAGGGAGAGATATAGCAAAGGCCCACCTTGTAGTCTGCGTAGGCTACAGGATGCTTTTGTAGGTACAGCTTAACATCGTCCATGACACTGCGATACTCGTCGTAGAACACGATATTGTTAGTGAGACGATACTTGGCGTACTGAGGCACCAAGAAAGCATCCCAATCTATTTGGTCTCGGGAAAATTCAACGTAGGGGCCACGCTTGCCAATAACTACACGTAGGTAGCCACGGGCCAAGTGGGTGCCAGACATGGAGAAGAAGTTCAAATCAGCACCGTGCTCGACGTTAATCAGTAACCTATCTGCGAACTTACTCATAGAAAAGAAAAGGGCGGGACACCCGAATGGTCCCGCCCAAAGGGCATCGGAACGCTAGAAACGATGCACCTTTCTTCTTGCGAAGATGTTATGTATTGGCATATCCAGCCACGTAACCGAGGATGTACTGAGCATGAGGCTGACTGTCCGCACCCATTTCGTCACCTGCAAGCCACTTCGGGCTACCCATCATGCGGAGGCGGTCAGCATTCCCATCCAATTTGCCTTTGGCGTAATTCGGGTCGGCTGGCGGGGTCACAGTGCGGGCACGTTCTCGTTCGAGTCGGTCCTCGATATACTTACATATATCGGCCACAGTCGCAGAAATCGCTTTTTCTGCATCCTCGTCGGGGATTTCAAACTGAAACTCTTCCTCAAACGCCATCGCCAGTTCCACCCCGTCAAGGGAGTCCAGTCCAAATAAACCACTGTCCATTCGCTCGTCGGACTTGATGTCGGCCTCATTGAGTCCAAGCTGTTCGGCGATAATGGCACGGACTTTGATATACGTAGGGTTATTCTCGACGGGGGTCTGGGAGGCAGCAGCGGCAATCGTGGCATTGGATTGGTCAGCCTCAGTCGCCAGCCGTTCTTTCTTGCACTCGACGCATTCGGTATCATCCTCACAGCCGCACTCGTCGGGGTTTCCACCGCAGGAGTGACAAACATCAGGCTCACTCTCGGAGTCAAACTCCGTGATCAGGGTATCGGGCATCGGACCACTGTACTCGCCAACGATAGTGTACTTGCAGCAGCGAAGCTTCTGACAGTTGCAATCCTCGGGCACCGACACAACATCGGCGGGGTCAATCTCCACCAGCACCACACGCTGCCCCCAGCCTTTTGCATACGAAAGGGAGCCAGCGTGCAACCCGTGGGAGCACCCTTGACGGAAGTCATCGTCCACCGAGGAACGCTCGACTTCAATCGTGGCCCCAACCTTGTTAAGGAGACGCCCCGTGGAATCCACTTCACCTTGCAGGACAACGGTTTCCACGTTTCCATTGATGGACCAGAAGTCAGTGGTAACTCCCTTGTAGGCGATGAAG